ACGGGTCCGATTCCCGTCAGCAGCTTTTCCATAAAACCTTGTAGATACGGGAAAAACAACGTATTTACAAGGTTTTTTCATGTTTTTAAACATCACTTCCTCTGCCTATTACGGAGGATTATATTATATTTTTTATGATATATGCAACACGATGCAACACGAAAAATATGCCGTTTTATTACATGCTGTTCAATTTTTCAAAGTGCTTATTAATTTTTTTATTTTGCCGGACGGTTTCAGAGTCAATTGCATTTCTGTATACGGTTTTCATAATATTATCGCTGGCCCATCCTCCCCGCTGCAAAATATATTGGTCCGGTATCCCTATAGCGTGCATAATGGATGCAGCATAATGCCGGAGGTCGTGAAAGCGGAAATGGGGTATGTCAATCTTTTTGAGTACTCGCCCGAATCGGTGTGTGATGTAATCCGGGTTCATATCAACCAGCTTTCCTTTTTTTTCAGATATCCGGTCAATTACAAATGCTGGCATTTCTACATCCCTTGTACTGTCATCTGTCTTTGGCTGTTTGATATACCATTGATTGTCTGGCCCCTTGACCATATTATCTCTTACATGGATAATTTTTCCATCCACGTCCTTATCGGTTAGAGCACTTATTTCCCCTCTCCTAAGTGGACCAAACGCAGCCAGTAATACAGCTATCTCCAAATCAGTGCCTTTAATAGCGTCCAGCAACTTTTTAATATCATTGTCATTGGGGCAATATAAGTTAGGACGTTTTTTCTGCGGCAGCTTAACGTTTAAAGTTAATTCGGGTGCAAACATTTCTAGCGTTGGAGATAACAGACCATAGGCATTTCTTACCGTCTTTGGAGATAGTTTTTTTGCAGCTAAATTACTTACCCATATTTGCACAGATGGACTTGTCAGTTCTGAAAGCTTTTTTTGGCCAAATGCGCCGCCGAAATACTGTCTTTGCAGACCAGTGTACCCTCTAAGCGTAGAAGGGCTTAAAACACCGCTCTTGGCGTTTAAATAGCGTTCAATAGCATCATTAACTGTAATATCTTCTTCGTCCTCTTCCGGTACGTTGTATTGTTCTATGGGCTTGTCCTTCATATCTAATTTCCATCTAGCTGCCATTTCTTGTGCGATTTTGCGTGATGGGGCAACAAAACTTTTGTAATGCCGTTTACCTTTCTCATCCGTATATAAGTATAATTGTACACGGATATTTTTGGATGGTAGTTCGCCTATTTTCTTTTTCGGGGCTTTCTTTGTCATTTTCCTTTCCTCCTTCAATTAATTTTCCTAAAAATAGGTATAAAAAATACAGCTCCGCAAATATCTTGCAAAGCCGCCCCGAAGATGGTACAATATAGGTGCGAATTATAGTGCATATCTTCGGGTATGTAGGCCGGTTCCTGTTGGCGCAGGGGCCGGTTTTTTTATATACCATGAAACATCTGTTGTACTTGGTCTAATGCATTGTTCATTTCTGCAACTGCATTTTTATATGCCATGTATCTCCAGTAAATGATTAAAGCATAAATGGCTATCACCATAATTGTAAAAATTATTCTATCAGCCAAAGAACGCTTTTTATAACACCATAACAATGCAAGTCCAAAGGGAGCAAAACAAAAAAATGTGAGTAACCCTATAAAAATATTTTTTTTATAGAATGGGTCTTGGTTGGAATCATGTTCTATGATATCTAAATCAGGATATTTTTCTTGAATATAATCAATTGCTCTTTGTATTGGCTCGTTACTTTTTTTTGAGAATGTAAAGCGCTTGGTTTTTCCGTATTGAAAATAAAAATCTATGTATCCCCCTTCTGTGGTAGAACGAAATTCATATTCTATCTTTTCAATATCCTCATACTTTATCTTTGACTTATTTCCAAAGATATCTATGATATTAGCTTCATCTTTTCCGATGTAAAGTTTGGCCCAATCTCCTTTAATGCTCATGTTTTTGCTCCTTAAAACGTTATCACTATTCTATTTTCCAATCCATCTGTTTCCGCAATCACGACAATAGTATTCATTATGCGCTTTCTTTTTTGTCCCGGTAAAAATCAAAGAGGTTCCAGCGGTAGCTATACCAAGTCCAATTTTTGCAGCAGATTTTTTCTCTTTTTTCTCCTCTTTTGTATTAAATACTGTTAGAGGATGCAAAGGATTCAAATTTACAGATGTTTTTTGTTTTATATGATAGTTGGCTTCGTTAGACCATAAGTCCACATTATGGCTTTTACATTTAGGACATTTTAAACCTGATTTATTTTCTTTAGGAGTTTGAGCAAAAGCCTGTTCTTGCTGTTCTGTTTCAACCATAGGCAAATCAGGGCAATTTTCGGATATATAGTCTACAGCTCGTAAAATAGGTTCATTAGCTTTATATGCAAACTCAAACGTGGTTTTTTCATTAGTACGGCTTATAAAATTCATATAACCACATTTGATTTTGGTTGCAAAGCAATATTCAATTTTTTTCATATTAGAATATTGCAGTGTTGTTTTAGAACCAAAAAAGTTAAAAATATTTATTTCTTCTTTTCCAATAAATAATTCCTTAGTAGTTCCTTTAATACTCATAATCATCCTCCAGAATGAGCATCACACTCAATATCTTGTACATCATCTTTTTCAAAATCATTTCCCTCTAAGTGCCTCATAACATGCCAGAACCTTTGTCTTTGAGATTCCCTGGTTGCATTTTTATCTAAAAATATAGTAACGGTTCCATCCTCATTGGGCGTTACAGCTTCATGTATTTTTCCAGATGGAAAGCTAATCAATTGGACGTTGTAGTCAATCGACATTGCCTCGTTCCTTTCTTTTCAAAGCTAAAAGCATATCATGTGTAGTTTTCAAATCATCTACCGTTGCATCCCTGGCAGCATCGAATAGCAGACGCAGTTCTTTATTCTCGAAAATGTCTTGTGCTATGGCCGCAGTTTCTGGATTGATATAGTATCTGTCAGCTTCTGCTTTCTCGTTTCCGGGCATTAAATCATTGACCGACACTCCAAAATAGTCAGCTATTTGTTGGAGTTTTTTTATTGTCGGGCTTGTGCCTCTGGTCTTAAATTTACCAATATACCCCCTTCCAAATCCCAATTCCTTTTCTAAGGCCGTAATCGCAATTCCGCGTTGTTTGCAAAGGTCAGAAATTATATCATATGTTGTCATGGTGGCCTCCTAATAAAAGTAGAAAAAAGTCTACAAAAACTATTGACAACATAGAATATAGTCTGTATAATACAGATATATGGAGTAGAAAAAATTCTACCAAATGTAAAATACAGATTTTGATGTTGTCTATGATTTTGCTGGTAACTTGATTATAGAATAAAATCTACATCATGTCAATATATAAGGTAGAATTTTTTCTAAAAGAAAGGAGGATATAAGTTGCTGATTTACGATAGGATTAAAGCAATATGTGAAGAAAAAGGTATTAGTGTTCGACAAGTAGAAACAACTGCTGGACTTAAAAACGGTGCTATTAGCAAATGGAATGATTCAAGTCCGACTGTAAAAAGCCTTAAAGCGGTTGCAGATGTTTTAAAAGTCAAAGTGGACAAGCTTATTTCTTAAAGGAGGTGAAAAATGATGAATGGACCAAAGTTTAGGTTGGTGAGCGATGGAAAACATACCTATTTTGAATTATGTGGAAAATCTATAGGGAAAGGTATTTCATCCGTTTCTTATGTTCATGAAGCAGATGGGAATCCAGAAATTACCATTTCTTTTAACTTGAATGATTTTGAATTTTTGGAAGATGGGAAGGTTGACAGGGTAACAAGTACTCTGATTAGTCACGTCTACGAAGAAGATGAAACCACAAAGAAATGTTCTCCGTGCCAATCTGTAAGGCAAGCTTTTTCAGAAGCTGTTCAGCAGTTGGGAAATTCTTAGTAGGAGGTGAAGCGGTGGAGAATTTAAAAAAAGGTAGAATTTATTGCAATGCAAATCATTGCTGTTGCAGCCGAAAACGGATTAACGATAGCAGAACTTGAATTAGCAGCAGATATGGCGAAAGAAATTTCAAAAAAGACTGTAGTTGAAAAATCAAGTGTGGATAAATTTGATTTTCTTTCAAGCCATATCTGCACTGGGAATAATGAATTATTTTTCTAGCTCTTTTTCTTTCTTATGTACTTGGCGCGGCAACGCCTGTACTTAAATTATAAAGGAGTTGGGTAGGAATGACAAGATTAAAGGAGGAAACATGGAAGAAATAATAAAATCGTATAAAGGTTTTAACAAGGATATGACCTGCAAAGATAAACAATATGAAGTAGGAAAGGATTACGAGGAAGATAAAGCCGTGGCTTGTGAATGCGGAATGCATGCGTGCGAATACCCACTTGATTGTTTTAAATATTATCCACCATCAAAATCTGTGTATTGTGAGGTAGAGCAGAGTGGAGATATAAGCAGACACGATGATGATAGTAAAATTGCATCAACAAAGATGCACATTGGTGCGCAACTGAATATTGCTGGAGTTGTAAATGCAGCAATCAAATATACCAAAGAAAAGGTTAAAACAACTTGTATAGAATCTAAAGCAGCAACAGCCGGGGAATGCGGAGCAGCAACAGCCGGGGACCGCGGAGCAGCAACAGCCGGGGAATGCGGAGCAGCAACAAGTCGTGGAAAATCATCAACAGGCGAAAACGGATTATCTGTTGCAAGAGGAAACGGGGTAAAAGCAAAAGGAGGGATAGGTTCGATTTTGGTTATTGCAGAAGAAGAAAATAGCTGTAAAATTTCCAACTGGAAAGCAGTAGTTGTTGATGGAGTAAACATCAAAGCAGATACATGGTATATGCTTAAAGATGGGGAACTCATAGAAGCGGAAGATTAGATTTATAAAATGCCCCGGCGGTGCTGTCACACCAACCGGAGCCGTAACCACATTACCCAAACTAATGCGGATACAGGAATATTTTACCATTTTCTCCTGTATTACGCAAGCACAGGAGGAAAATATTTATGAACATTGAAAACCAGAAGGACAAGCCAACATGGGAAGGGCTGGAGCAGTATTTTGCTGTAGAGGTAATCGAGCAGAGCAAGAGGAATGCAAAGCATTGGTTTATAGCGTTCCTGGTAACACTGGCGGCGCTGATAGGCACCAATGCTGCATGGCTTTATACCGCGGGTACATATGACTATGTTTCCCAGGATGGCACTGGACTGAACAACATCAATACAGGAACGCAAGGAGACTTAGAGAATGGGACAGAGAGCCAGGATTAAGAAGAACGGCAAGAGCCGGGGAATCAAGAGGAAGAGAAGGAGATAAACGATGTACATCAATCCATTTTTAGCAGGAGTTGTTTGCACTGTTTTTGCAGAGATACTAATAATTATAGCAATAGCGCTTTACCAGTATTTTAAGAGTTAATGGCGGTGTGTGGCACACAGGTCCAGGTTCGATTCCTGGCATAACCATGGTGGAAAGTAAGAGGGTGCCGGTTCGACTCCGGCCGCCGCCAACTTAGGGTTTGGAGGAATACATGAAAGCGAAAGAATTGGCAGAAAAGTTGTTGGAGAATCCAGAATTTGAGATTGCCCCATATTACTCTGTCCCACATGGGTATACATCCATCAAGTATGAAGGCATACTGCTTTTCATCCCAGATGATATATTTAACGAGCATTTAGTGAAAGGAGAAGTATGTGGATACCATTTGAATTAGGGCAGACTGTTTATATAGTGGTTGATAACGGCTACAATACAGAGCACACCATACATGATGGGTATGACCATTTAGGTGAGATTGTTCGTAGGGAAACAGTGCATCATCCCTTATTGGAAGTTGAGCCGAGACGGTTTAATTTACAGATGCTTGCCTATCATGGGTTTGATGGTATATATGCAACTCGTGAAGAGGCAGAAACACATTTAAAAAATTAAAATTTCTGAGATGACCGGAGGAAAGGGAAAGATGAAAACAGAGTTGACGATAGAAGAGAGCCTGAAACGGGAAAAGGGAAGAATTTTTCCGTCGGATATGTCAGAACATACGCTTCTGGCAGTAGCACATAGCCGCAACTGTATTGAAGCCTTGAAAAAGCAGATTCCGAAGGAAGTGCAGAATATATATCCTGCCGAAGTCAAAGAGGCTGGGGTGCATATACTGACTGGTGATTGTCCGGTGTGCGGCTCTCCCGTGCCAGCGGAGCAGTGGTATTGCTGGAGCTGCGGACAGCGGTTAGATTGGTCACTAGATTAAAATTTTCCGGGAGAACCGGAGGAAGGGAAGGTTATGACGGTCAGAGATGCAATTGAAGGATTTGAGATAGATAATGCGCTTTTGACAGGAAAAGAAGATGGAACTGTAGAGCGTAATATCATGGCAATAGAAGCGCTTGAGGCAATGGATAACTATAGATGGATTCCGGTAGATGAGCGGACACCAAAAACCAGTGGGGCTATGCGGGAGGATGAAAAACTCTTGATTTTATTGCCAGATGGAATGAGGACGGTATCGTTTTATATCAATACATCATCAGGAGGAAAGATGTTTTTTGATGGATGGGATTCATACAACCCAATTGCCTGGATGCCATTACCAGATAATCAAAACTGACATTAAGGAGGAAGTGGAGTGAAATCTAAGAAGCCGTCAGAATGGCAAAAGGACAGCATACGGCTACTGATAGAAGAAGCCAAAATAAGAAATAACTTTGATGATAATGAGCTGGCCTTGTATTTGGGGTTTTGCACAAGCTCGTTTAGAGAGCGTAAAGCCAACCCTCAAAAGCTGACAATAGAAAAATTGCAGATACTTCTGCAATTGACCGGGAAGGAGATGAAATTTGTTGAAACAGCTTGAATACATACCTGTTGGTAAAACACACTTAAGCCCACGGCAGAAAGACCGTATGATTATTCGCGGCTTGACCGCTGCGGTGATGGTCTTAAGCGGATTGCTGGTGATATGCATGGCGGTGATATTATGAGCCGCCGCCGGAATGGCACCAACCGGGCCGGGGCAATGGTGAATGCCAGCCGGTACACCGGATATGGTAAGCCAATAAAAAAGGTCGTCAGCTTAATGGAGCTAAACGACCGGATACAAAAAATAACTCAGTCTGATTATATCAGAGATTATGGAGGTTTGCAAGATGGAAAATAAGTATCACTATCTTTGGACACGCTTTAGAAAAGAGACTGCACAAAAGGCCATGGATGCAGCTAGTACTGAGTTAAAAGAGCATTATGACCAAATATTAGAGGATATGGCCGTGATAGAAGCAGAAGTCATTTTGGAGGAATATTGTGAATAACAGTCAATGTGATTCTTGCGGATGTTTCCTTGACCCCGAACAATGGAAGGAATGTGACAAATGCCATCAGAGGGAACTTAAGCGAGTGAAAAAAGCAGGAAGAATACAGGAGCCTATCAAATCAGAGGGTCAGAATTACACTTAATATTTATATGGAGGACAAGGATATGAACTTATATGAAATTGATACAGAAATATTGGGTTGCGTTGACATGGAAACAGGGGAAATCATAGACGATGGACGTCTGGACCGGCTTCAGATGGAAAAGAACAAGAAGATTGAGAATATCGCTTGCTGGTACAAAAATCTTAAAGCGGAGGAGAGCGCTATTGATTCTGAAATTAAAAATCTTAATGCAAGAAAAGTAGCCGCAGGTAATCAGGCTGAACGGCTTAAGGAATACTTATCTGGATATCTTGACGGCGAGAAGTTCAAAACGGCGAGAATTTCAATATCTTACCGTAAATCAGAATCGGTTGTGATTGAGGATACATCTAATATCCCTACAGAATACCTTGTTACCAAGGAGCCGGAACCGAGCAAAACAAAAATTAAAGAAGCCATAAAAGAAGGTCTTGCAGTTCCAGGGGCGCATATTGAACAGAAACAGAATATACAGATTAAGTAAGTGTTGTGTATGGAAAATCTTGATTTGTATAAGAAGGTCAGCCATGTACCGGATAACGCCAAGAAAACCATCAAAGGAGGCCGCATAAGTGGTATGACCGATATCAACCCCATGTGGCGCATAAAAGTCCTTACTGAGCAGTTTGGGCCATGTGGGATAGGATGGTACTACATTCCAACGCGGAAATGGCTGGAAACATCGGGGAACGAGATAGCGGCATTTGTAGATATCGAATTATACATAAAGGTTGATGGGGAGTGGTCCAAACCCATTCCAGGAAACGGTGGCAGCATGTTTGCATCAAAAGAGAAATCCGGCATATACGTTTCGGACGAATGTTATAAGATGGCAACCACAGATGCTATATCGGTAGCGTGTAAGCAGCTTGGGATTGGCGCTGATGTGTATTGGGATTCAGACCGAACTAAATACAATAAGCAGAATAATCCTGATTTGATTACTGAATCTGATATCAATGAAATATTCCTGGAGCTGAAACGGACAGGAATAGGGATTAAGAATGTGCTATCAAAGTATGGACTGACTGATATCCATGATATGACCAGTTCTCAGGCGAATGAAACAATCAAAAAGCTGAAAAGGAATCCAGATAAAGAGTCAGCAACCCAGCCTCCAAATGATATGCAGGATAGTGGACTTCCCTGGAATTAAAGAGGTGATTATATGCATGAGTCAGCGGATATAACAGCATACAAGCTGGTTCCTGAGGGGACATATTTGCAGATATTTATTCCTGGGAAGAATCTCATGGAACCGATTATTGAGAAGCACATGAATAGTTGCAGCATATGGCTTGATGATGGCAGACACATCAGTTCAGACCAGCGCCGAAAGATTTATGCCACGGTCAATGATATATCGGCTTATTCCGGGAATGTGCCAGAAGTCGAGAAAGAGTGGCTTAAGTATTTACATATTAATCGGACCGGATGCGGATATTTTTCCCTGTCGGATTGTTCCATGGATACTGCCAGGGAATTTATTAATACCATGCTGGATTATGCGCTGGAACAGGGAATACCGTTGCTGGACTTTGCACTTAACCGTACCGATGATATAGGCCATTACCTATATGCATGTCTCAAACTTCGGAAATGTGCTATATGCGGTCGAGATGGAGAGGTACACCATGTAGACACAATTGGCATGGGGAATGACCGGAGAAAGGTTGATGATTCGGATTATCGCAAAATATGTCTATGCCGGCAGCACCATACAGAAGCGCATAACATAGGGATGACAGAGTTCGAGAGCAAATATAAGGTATATGGTATCAAGTTTGGAGGCGATTAGAATATGAATCAAGAAATTCAGAATTTGCTTTTTACACTTTCATCTTCTATTTGGGCGGTTCGTAATATTTTGATTAATGATTATGGAATGTCGGAAGCCAAAGCTAATGTGGCAATTTTAATTGCTGTTGATGCTGAAAAACAAATAAGTCCAATAGAAAAATATAAGATTGGTATCTAATCCTATAAAGGATGGTACATACAACGGTAATGATTACTGGTCAGAATGCTAATATGTCACGATATACTTTCTGACCCTGGGCCGGGACCTATCAAACCTCCTTTACCCGGCCCGAAAGGAGGGATTATTTGAAGAATAAAAGAACTGTTAGTGAAGATGTTCAAGCAAGGGTATATAATGCGCTCCTTGTAGGTAAAGAGAATGCATTGAACAGAGATGAACTGGTATCCAAGATAGGGGAATCGGATAGAGATATACGAACCGCCATTGAGATATTAAGGCACGATAAAGTGATTCTTACATTGCCAACAGGGAAAGGTTACTATATACCCCGTGACGATGCACAGGGACGGCAAGAAACAGAGAAATGGCTTGTCAGCCAGAATAATAGGACTAAGAGCATAAAGGCAGCAGAACGTGGAGCACAGCTGTTTATAAGCCGGAATAAGAAAAAAGATAAAGGTATTCCCGGTCAGATTAGTATGTTTGGAGCTGGGTTATGAGAGATAGTGTTGTATTTTATCGCAGCTTCTGGGAAGCCATTAAGCAGCTGCCGGAAAAAGAAAGATTGGAATCTCTTACAGCAATCTTAGAATATGGACTTGATGAAATAGAGCCTAAATCGGCAGGTGTTGCATCGGCAATGTTTTTAATGGCAAAACCACAAATTGATGCGAATAATCGCAGATACCAAAACGGAACTAAGGGTGGTAGGCCAGTAACCAAACCAGAACCAAACAATAACCTAGAATCAAATTATAATAAACCAAGTGATAACCAAACCATAACAAAAGCAAAACCTAAGGAAAAGGATAATGTAAAGGAAAAGGATAATGTAAATGATAATAATAAAAAAACATTTACTCCACCTTCGGTGTCTGATGTTTCCGATTATTGCACTTTGAATGGATATGGCATTGACCCAGAGAGTTTTGTTGATTTTTATGCATCAAAGGGATGGATGGTTGGGAAAAACAAGATGAAGGACTGGAAAGCCTCGGTAAGGACTTGGGTACGAAGCCAGCGGCAGGAATCGACCGCCAAAGGCAGTAAAAATCAGTTTCACAATTTTGACCAGCGAGATATGGACTATGATGCATTGATGTTAAAACAGGTAAAAGACTGGGTGGGGGAAGGAGAAAATGAAGGAAATACATAAAAAAATCCTGGTGTTTGTAAAGCAATACATGTTGGCGCATGATTATCCCCCCACAACCAGAGAAATAGGGGATGGGGTTGGTTATACGTCAAGCTCTACTATCTGGGGATATCTGCGGGATATGAAAGAGATAGGGTTGATTGATTATGTGGATGAATGCCCTAGAACTATAACAATACCGGGAATGCATTACACATGCGATACCAAGGATAACATTCAGGCAAGGGGGAATTGAATTGCCAGATAACAAAATGAAAAATCAATATAGCGAGAATTCGGAACGTCAAAGAATGGCAGCGATTAAGGAAATGGAGAAATACCCATCACCTATGACAAAAGCATTTCTTCGACCGGCATATGATAGGACTGAAATATGTCCTGATTTTTCTAGGCGTCCAAGTAATCAAAACACATATTTAGCGGAGGAAGGGTAATGAAGCATCTGAATGATAGATACGCAAAAATTATGGAATACAAAGGTATGGATATCTGCACCTTGAGGGTAGCAACCCCATCCGATGGCGATGAACTGGGGTACCGGATTGATGATATATTGTATGACGGTATGGTGTTTGATAGCCTGGGAGAGGCTATGAAGGCAATTGACTCATTTGGCATGCATTTAGCGGAGGTTAAGTAAATGGTAGAAACAGATGCGACTGTTTATATCGTAATGTTGATTGTTTTTGGAATCATAATGTGGAAATGGCTTGATTCGTAACAATGAAGGAGGCAGAGGAATGAAAAGATTGACAGTAGAAAAACCTGCTAGCGAAATGAACATGATAGATCTGGCACATAATTGTATGTACGCAAAGGACAGGTGGGCATGGTACAGAGATTATGATTCAGACATGGATTTGCGGGACTTCATCCGCAAATTCAGCGAGGCAGAGGGAATCGAACTGCCGGATGACAATAAAACATTGGATGATATCCTCGTGGACAACCTGCAATATGGTATCAATGACCCAAATGGGCGCACCGCATTGGTATACCGCCTTATGTGGGCAATGGCAGACCTAAGGGAAACACTTATGGACTATGAGAATACGGGTGTGAATCCGAAGGAAATAGAAGGGATGATACATAAGTGGATTCCCATAAAAGAGCGGCTGCCGGAAAAACCGAAAGAAAATCCGCTATATGATAACAAGCCATTGGAGATATATTTAGTGTCTGTCAAAAATACAGACTGTGTGATTAGGGCATTTTGGAACGGAGCAACATTTACTGATGGGTGGGGAAAACTGGACGTGCTGGCCTGGATGCCATTACCGGAACCATATAAGGAGGAGAAGGAATGAAGTATGACAAAGAAAGATTTGAATGGCTGCCGTACGAAAAAAAGATGGGTTTAATAGAGCGGGAGTTAAGTCTGGAAACTCATAATGCGACAACAAGAGCGGATTTGCTCATGCTTTTGGATTGGGAATACAAAAAGATAAAGGCAGATGAAAAAAGGATTGAAGATGCGATTGCTCATTGCTATATGACCAAATTTGAATATCCAGGGATGGAAGAAGGCTTATGTGCCGGATTAAGAACCATGGGTGGAGATGGAGAACCTTACGGAACCTGTAAAGAATGCCGTTTACAGTACCAATATGACGAAATGCATCAGGAGGAAGAGAGATGATTGAAGAAGGAATCGTGAAAGACTTATCAATGGTAGTTGAAAATGCAAAATTGATGGGATGCCAAGAGGTTAAGTCATTTAAGAATATACCACTGAAAAATGTTGAGACTGTCATATCAGCGTTACAAAGGCAGGTGCCGAGGGAAGTAAGGAACATATACCCTGTTGAAGTTAAAGAGACAGGATTGCACATCTTAACTGGAGACTGTCCAAGATGTAGTGCTCCTATCCCCGCGGAACAGCGCTATTGTTGGAAATGCGGGCAACGGTTAGATTGGACGGAAGATTGAGGAGAGCAGCATGGGAAGATTGGTTGATTCAGATGATGTAAAAAAACTGCTTGTTGCAAAATATGAAGGAGCAGAATACATAATTGAGGATGTAAGAAAAATTCCGACCGCAGAAACAGAGGGTAAGTGGATTCCGGTGGAGGAGCGGATGCCAGAAGGCGGTGAGGATGTCTTGGTATGTACGGGTAATGGATGGATTTTGGTGGCTTGGTATGGTACTAATGGACAAAGTTGGCACATAACTCCAGCGGGGATTACTCATGATGATATCATTGCTTGGATGACGTTGCCAGAACCGTACAAGGAGGCAGAGGGATGAAAAGGATATGCTGTTTTTTAACTGGTGGTCATAGATTCCAGCCGGGTAAAACCGAAATAGACTGCGACGATGAAAGCAAAACCTGTAAAGTAACAGAAACCTGCTGCAAATGTGGAAAAAAGTTTTCGTTTACCGCGACATATAAGCAGTTTGGAATGCCAGATTAGTAACGAAAATCGTTATTTGACAAATCACTGAGAGAAAGGAACAAAAATGGAAGAATTGGAGGTATGTCCATTTTGTGGAAAAGAAGTAAAACTTGATGAAGATGGTTTTTATATGTTTTGCTGTGATAACTGCGGTGCAGGAGTGAGTTTTGCAAAAGTGCTTGCTGATGGAACTGCAACGGATATGGATAAAAAAGAAAGTATAGATGCTTGGAACAGAAGAGAGAACTAAATTAGGATTTTACAAAGAAAGAAGGTACTGTATGGCGTATGCAGAAAAAACAACAGTTCCTGTCGGCAAGAGCAGGATGGAAATTGAAGAACTGATTCGGAAACATGGCGCTGAGCAATTTGTTTCAGGATATTCAGGAGATAAAGTAATGATTGGATTCACGGCAGCTGGTCGGCAGGTTCGCTTTATCGTGACAGTTCGAGCTGGAAAAACGCAGAAAGATACTGAACAAATTGAACGTCAACGCTGGCGTGCGCTGCTGTTGGTAATTAAGGCAAAGTTTGAAGCTATTGAAAGTGGTGTGAGCTGTTTCGATGATGAATTTCTGGCACATATTGTATTACCCGATGGACAGACAGTGGGACAGTGGATGGCCCCGCAGATTGAAGTAGCATATCAGACTGGAGATATGCCTCCTATGCTGCCAATATTGGAAAATTAACATTTAAGGGAACAAAAAAAGAGCCTTACGGCTCTGCCCGACGTTTTCACTAACGGGTGTGGAATTTCAACCACACAAGGGTCTACTGGCGGCTTTGCGTTCCCTGTTATTTGATTCAATTATAACAGCTTTAAAGCAACTATTCAATAGCAATAGTAGCTATTTTAATTTTCGGGAGAACCAGAGGAAGGAAGTAAGATGATTGTTGTATTAGCTATATTAGGAGTATTATTGGGATTTTCTGTTGCTGTGAACATTGTTCTTGTGGTCGGATATGGACAACAAGTTAAGGAAAATGAACGCTTAAAACATGAAGAGTGGAGACGTAATCTGACATAAAAGAACGGTGGTTCAAGTTTGTAAATTAGCATTTCTGGGAGAACCGGAGAAAGGAGCCTGGATGGAAAGAGATTTTG